TTGACAGTTTTTTGGGCGCTGGCATGGCGATTGGCGGTGTTTTTGAGCGTGCCGGTTTTGACGCTGCGGCGGTCATTTGCTGCAAGTCCACTTACTGATCTGGTTGCAGAGTATCCGACCGAGTTGATTTTTGGCGGGTCAATCTTGTGTCTAATTCTGGGGTCGCTGTTGGGTACGTTTTACCCAGTGCCTGAGGACGTTAAAAAACAACCGATGTCACTGAGTATCAAGTTTTTGGTCTCGGTCAGCTTCGGCATCATGGCTTTTATCTATGTGCTCCACATTGATAAATCGCTGACACTACTTAATCCGCTTTGGGTTGGCGGCGTGGCGTTTATCGCACCGGCCATTGTCGAAATTGTGCGGGCATGGCTTATCAAAGCTGTGCAGTCAAAGATCGGGGCATAACGTCATGTTGATCTTGTGGACTGTTATCGGTTTGATCTGTGGGCTGTTGATTGCGTTGCCGACCTCAAAAGTCGATACAACGTGTATCAACATGCAAACGGGTCTGATCATCAATTGCGTGGCTGCTGTCATCGGCGGCTTGTTCGGGGTGACTTGGCTGGCGGTGCTGTTGTTGCTGGTCGGGTCATGTTTTGCGGTTTATGCGCTGATTGTGTGTAAGCGGTGCTTTAGTAGTGAGTCGCGGTTATGAGCAAGACAATTAAAGACATTCAGCGGGCGCTGGGCGTAACCGCCGATGGCATCTGGGGCACTAAGTCACAAGCGGCGCTCGATGCAGCAAAGGCTGCTGCAAAGAACCCAGTTTCACTGAGCCAAACCAAGAGTCAGTTTAAGCTCTCTCAAACCTCACTGGATCGGCTGCAAGGCGTGAATGAGCGGCTGGTGATGCTTGTACATCGTGCGCTGGAGCTATCGACTGTCGAGTTTATGGTCGTCGAGGGATTGCGTACCAAACAACGTCAACAACAGTTGTATGCGCAGGGACGCACCAGCAAAGGCCCAATCGTGACATGGACATTGAACTCAAAGCATATTGATGGCCTTGCTGTCGATCTCGCACCCGTGGTGAATGGAAAAATCGACTGGAGCGATAGCAAGAAGTTTGACGCAATTGCCAAGGCGATATTTATGGCTGCGGCAGAGTTGGGCGTTAAGATCCGCTGGGGCGCAGACTGGAACCAGAATGGTCGGCCGCGTGAGAAAAGCGAAAGTGATAGCCCTCATTTTGAGTTGGCGTGATGTAAACCCGCTTCGGCGGGTCTTTTTTTTGGGTGAACGCAAGCGTAAGTTGTTGTTTTTTATATTCCAGTGGTTCTTGTTTTTCCGATTTTTCAGCACTGCAAAACCTTTTAAAACATGCTTAATTATTATTACTATCATATAGATAGCATGTTTTTGGGATAACCTTTGACATGGTGGGGGTCGCTGGTTCGAATCCAGTTGCGCCTACCAAATTATGTTGTACAAGAACCACTTACGGCTACGGCTTTAAGTGGTTTTTTGTTTTGGGTGTATTTTGGGTGTATTTTTGGCATATTAAAGCACCACTTGTCCCGCCAACATCCCGCCATTACCGATAACTGATCTGCACTGGTTTTAACTCGGTGTAGCCTTCATGTCCTTTCAGATAGTGTTTCCACATTCTTTCGTCAGCATGCCCAGCCAATGCCATCGCGTATTCTTTGCCGTATTTCTCGGTGATGATGACGATACCCAGCGCGCGCAAGTCGTGAAAGCTGGGGCGCTGGCCAATCGCTAGGTGGTCATACACACCGGACTGGTCGCGGTACTTTGCAAACTCTTTAGTCAAAAGCCCTTCGGTCATGGCGAATTTATGCAGCTTGCCTGACTCGATCTGGTCATTCATTCGCTTGGGTCGGTAGTGCAGCAGGTAAGGACACTGGAACGCTAGACTGGTGCTCAGGCAGGCGGTAACCGCTGCGGAAAGCTCTGGGTGCATGTCGATCTCGATGTATACCGGGTTGGCATATTTCAGGGTCTTTTGCTGTAGCACGGTCATGGTGTTTTTAACCACGTTGACGCTCGATCTTTGCAGCTTGGCAAGGTCGGCGCGGCGCTGTAGTGAGTGCAAGGCCAGATCAATCGCGCGTTGAATGTAATCTGGTGCGATGGCGCGGATCTGCATGACGGCTTCAAGTGTGTGTCGGGTGCGCTGCTTGTCGGGTAGGATCGCTGGCATAGTCTTGTCAGGCCAGTTTTCAAGGCACCAACCTTGGTGGATCATGTATGCCCACAGGTCAGTCAGCAGGTTTTTGTGTTTGACGTATGCGTGGGGCGAAAGCTCATTCAGCAATGCGGTGATGTGCAGGTGTTCGATCTCGTTCACACGCATGCCAGCCCAGCGGTCGAGGTAGTTGCGCAGCATCTGGTTGATGTTGGTCAGCGTGGTTTTGGCGTATTTCTTTTGCTCGATGCGCTCCTTGAATTTCTCGATTGCAAATTCGATGTGGGGGATTGGGTTCTTTTTGGCTGCAAGCGACTCTTGACGCTTTAATATGCGGCTCAGAATATCAGGGTTGCGCTGCAGCTCGGCATTGAGCGATAGGGCTGCTGCAATCGCGTCACGCTTGTCTTTGCCCAGCGCGTAACGCACACCATCCGGCATGACATAGCGATAGTATTTCGTGCCATTCACGGTGTTGACTTGCACATGTGGTGGCAGGTCGCTGTTGTCGCTGTTGCGTTTGCGCGGTGACATGATTATTTACCAAAATGCTGCTTGATGATCTTATCGGCTATGCTGTTGCCGGTTGCTGCCTTGACTGGTGCATTGCCGGTGGCTGGCCGTGCGCTGTGGTAAAACAGTGGCTGACCCCACTCAGTGCAGGTGACGTACCACAGACCACCAATCTTGTTGCCGGACAATAAACCCTGCTGTATGTGATTGATGACCGTCTTTGAACATGGTCGGCTGGCAGCATCAGGAAAGTTGCGGTCAAGATAGACCGACACCTTAATGTTGCTGACCTTGAGTGCAGCTGCTGGGGGTGTTTTTTTAGTTCCCATTGATACCTCCAAAATTAGGTAGCCCGTAACGTGGGCAAATCGGGTTGTGTGACTACAGTCTTGACGTGTGTAGATGACCTCAAACACGATTAGCTGCTGTAGCAGGTCACGGGTGTACTGCCTTGCCGTGACTGACCTTTCTCGCTCGCGCTGTGCAGTAGGTCTATTCTTGTGGCTTGACTCGGCTGCTTTCAAAAGTCACTTTGACCACATAGCCCTTGAGCTTTTCTGATGCGTTTGGAAACATGTCAGCCAGATCAACATCAACTGAACATGATGATGTTCTGTTTTTAGCCATGCCTTTCACGACACTTGCAATCACTTCGGCAAAAGATTGACCCGCTTCAATTTCGTGGCTCATTTCCGTATCCTCAAATCAATTGGTCTTGCTGACCAGCTTTGCCTTGTTTGGCATCTTTGAGTAGGTCAAGCCAAGCCTGACGCACCCTGACCTTTGGTATGTTTTGGTTCGCTCTGATCCACGGCTTGCTGTATTGGCGCAGCACATAGCGTAGGTTGCCAGCGTTGGCTGGGCAGTGGCGCTGACACCAAAATGCCCAGTGAATTGCCGTCTTGAGCTGAACATCTGGCGATGCTGCAAAAAACTCGGCACGGACTTCACGCCAGTTCTTTGCATCGCGGTCACGCCATTCACGCTCGGATTGCGCTTCCATGTCCCTGCGGCGGTCGATCTCTGATTCAACATCGATGGTTTCAGGTTCGATCAGGTCAGCCAGCAAGGGCAGTTTTTCACGCAGTTTTTTGGCTCGGCGCTCAGGTCGCCTTGCCAGTGCTGCAAGCTGACGCTGGGTCAGCTGCAGCTCAGGCCACTTTGGGCGGCGCTTAAACAGCATCAGCCGACTCAGCGTCATAGGCTTTTTGCAGGTTCTCGGCGCTGACATCGTATGCGCTCGATGCGCGGTACTGTGCGTCTGCGTAGTCCATGCCTTCGGCAATAAACTTTTTCATCGCATCTACTGCATTTATGTAGCTTGGTGACCAATAAGGCACGGGTGATCGCATTGGCGAGATGATGGCCTTAAATTCCGGCACGCCAACATATTGGACAAGCAGGCCGACTCGCTGGCCAAGCGTTTCAAGATACGGCGCAGCCTCAGAATAGCCATCAGAAAGAATCTGACCGACACGACTCATTGGGATTAAGTAGTCAGGATTAACCCAGTTCAACGATTCCAGCGAAACCTTTTCTTTGAGCTGGTCGAATACCTTGTCGATTGGGCAGATCGGGTAATCTTCAAAGCTCAGTGCAGAACAATTAAAGATTCCATCATCACTGCTGATTTTGATCAGGCTTGACGATGAGAAGTTTTGCAGCCGGATCGCTTCGACACCATCCAACATGCACAGCGCATTTTTCAGGCTTTCACGGTCAATCACCATGCTGTCACGCTTGGCCTGCATGTCGAAGCCATCTTGGGTGTAGACTGCTGCGATATGGCCGTTGGTGGCATACGCGCGGATTTTGTCGCCAGCTTGTTCAATAAATAAAACTTTGCGTGCTGACTGGGATGACTCAGAAAAAGAGCGGACAACCGGCTTTTTGTTGAATTGCAGCAAAGCGCGGACAAAGCGGGTTTCGATCAATACGTTCATGGTTCGATCCTTGGTATTTGAGGGGGATTATTTGCGTGTGGCGGTGCGAAATAGCTGGCGCAGGCTGGCCATGCGTTTGACCGGCGGGCGGGCAAAGTCTTTGGCGTGGATGCGGGAGCGGGTGATGGTGTCTAGGTTAGATTGCATGGGTCTTGCTCCTTGGTTGGCTTGCGAGGCCGTTGGTTGGTCTGATAAATATAACTTGTGTTATAAGATAGCGCAACAGCCCAAACTATAATTTTTATCGGATAGGCGTTTTTTAAAAACACGAGCCATAAAAAAGCCCGCATCGATGCGGGCTGATTGGGTTGCGGTTTGGTCTTAAATCTTGCCCAGTACAGCAGGGCAGGCCACGCGCCAATATCTTGCGGTCAGCGGCTTGGCATTGCTGCAAAGATGCTCAATCCAAAGCTGTTGCCATGTTTTCGATTGCTTGATCATAGGCCACCAGACAGGCCGATGACTCGACCAAAAATGATGATGTTGTTGACTTCATCCGGTGCAACTTCACGGTCTGGGTGTAGCTTTTTGTTCGGATTGTCGCTGCTCAATATCAAACCGCCTGAGCTTTGCTTAAAGATCCTTTTGACGAACCATTCGTCAGACATACAAAAAGCATAGACGTGACCGTCTTTGATTAAGGTCTGACTCACGTCAACAACCAGTGTGTCACCATCCATGATGCGCTCGGCCATAGAGTCGCCAGCGGCTTCTATAGTCGTGCAAAATAAAGGGTTTGCTTTTCTTTTTTCGAACCAAGACTTTCGAAAAGCATGCCCTTGTCCCTTTTCGTTCACTTCAATAACCAATCGTCCTCCGCCACAGCTTGCCTCAAGATCTAGTCGAGGTATTGTGATGTATTCATCGCCTAAATCATCCACAGAATCCCATGTCGCCACAGATCGAAAGGGTAGCGTGACGTTTGCCTTTTGCTGGGTTTCATTGCCCCATTCGCCAGACAACACCTCATCGACTGTAAGCAATAGCGCAGTTGCAATGCTCGGCAGCTCTCTTGATGAGTTGCTTCTACCTCTTTCCAAGTCGGACACAGTTGCTTGACTTACAAAAGCCTTTTTTGCCAGATCTTGCTGGCTAAGGCTGAGTTCGCGTCGTCTGCGTCTGATGTGGTCGCCTACGGTTAAGCAGTTCATGTGAATGCCCATTCATTTATAACACCTGTTATAGAATACAGTTAATTATTACAACATGGGCTATTGATTGTCTATTGCTTCAGTGATAATTTATAACACAAGTTATAGGAGATGCCGCGATGTGCGATTACGACTGGCAAGCCACTTTGTCAGAGATCAATGGAGTGCTTACTCAGGAAGAGATAGCTGTGAAGCTGCAAACATCTCAGCCAAGAATTTCATTTTTGATAACTGGCCGTCGCAAAGCGGTTTCACATGAGCTTGGCAACAGCATCTTGAGTCTGTGCAAAACATTGCACATCGAACCATTAGTCAAACAAAAAGCCCTATCAGAAACCTGACAGGGCTTTCGCTGTTTCGATTCGCCGTCGAAACATAAACAACCAAGCATTCCGAAGCAAAGGAATACAGAAGGGATTAAACACCATGACCGATCAAAACGCAACCACCCAACAGCAGCAGTGCCTGAATCACTGCTCACAGAGCGACGGCAAAGAATTATGCCGTACTTGTCCATTTATCAACGACACCACCAGCGTGATCGAATCACAGCGCGATGCTGAACGTGAAGACGAAGCATGGGAAGTGCAGCAGACGCTGAACAACTGCCGGTCTACTCAGATCATCAAAGCGCTTGAGCAGTCGATTGCCAAAACTGATGAACTGACCACACCGATGCTGGATCAGTCGGCCAATCGCGCTGATGTGTTTGTGGCAGCTTGGTTTGCAGTCGGTATCTTGATTGCGGTGATGGCCGTTATTGGGAGTGGCTCATGATTATTTCTCAGCAGCAGCGCGGTCTGGTGGCGGCTGGCCATAGCGTCATGCTGTGGAACCATAACCCAGCCCAGCCTTATCAAGTCGGTCAGATCGAAATGATCGAGGGCTTGAATCTCACCGTCACTGGCACGGCTCTCGTTGGTTTAGATGGCAATCGTTACCAGCGTGTGACTGTGGTCTTGTCGGAGATCCAGCCATGAGCGACGTATCAATTTGGATGCCACTTTATGTCGGCGACATGCAAAGCAAGACCACTCGGCTCGACACACTGCAGATCGGCGCATTGCACCTGCTGACCCTTGATTATTGGAAAAATGGTGCTGTGCCTGACGTGGCGAGCGTACTTGCCAACATCACCAAGATGACCCCAGCAAAGTTCAAAACCATTCGTGCTGGGCTGTTGTCGTGTGGCGTGTTTGAAGTGGTCGATAGCCAATGGGTCAGTCCTTATCTTGATGGCCTGCGCGAAGCTGCCACAGAGAATAAGAAGGAAAAGTCAGAGCGTGCGGTCAAAGCTGCGCAGGCACGTTGGGCAAAAACTGACGATGCAACCGACAAGCCAAGCAATGCAAGTGCATCAACTGAGCAATGCGCAAGCAATGCAGATGCAATGCAAGTGCATATGCTTGAGCATGCAACAAGCAATGCCAAAAACATGCTTGAGCAATGCCCTTCATCTTCATCGTCATCTATTAAAAACACTCACACTAACGCGGGTGAGTTTTTGCCAGACCTTGAGCAGCTCAACACCAAGTTAAAAATGGCCGGTGGTCAAGCAATCACGCAGCAGCAGCTTGATCAAGTGCTGGTCACGTTCTCACCTCACTACGAAACCCAAGCACTTACTCACAACCAGCTTGTTGGCAAGTTGGTGACATGGGTCAAAGGCGACCAAGACAAAGCCAAGCGCACCACCAGCAAGCCTGTTAGCACCAAGCCAGTTGCCAGCGGTGGTGACGTGAACAGCAAATGGCAAGATCAAGTCGGCACACCACAGCCAGTCACAGCCGAGGCACTTGCTGAAATGGAAGCGTTTAAAGCGCGTGTTGCTGCGGAGGGTTCTTGATATGTCCGACTTACTGAAAATGCTCGAACCTCAGCACCGGCCAATCGTTTGCCACACACACGGCGAGCAGCAAGAGCGGGGGATTTTAGGGCGTTGGTACGGTTGCCCAGTGTGCAGCGATGAGCAGGCCAAGCAGGATGCCCAAAACAAGATTGCTCGTGATAAGCGTGAAAACGTCGAAGCGATTGGCCTGCCGTCGCTATACGACCACGTTGATTTTGCAGGCTGGAAAACCACAGACAGCCGTCAGCCGAGAATGATCACTCGCGCATATGACTACGCATCAGAGTTGGCGACTGGGCAATCATCGAATCTGGTACTTGCAGGGCCTACGGGTACAGGCAAGACACACATCGCGGCTTGTGTTGTTCGCAAGGCTGCTGGGCTGATCAAGTCAGACGGCAAGCTGGTCAGGTGTCGTTACACCACGGGCGCTGAAATCATGGCTGACATACGCGCCAGTTGGGATACCAAGAGCCGATCACCGCGTGAGGCTGACATCATCAACCTACTGGGCAACGTGCCAGTGCTGATGATCGATGAGGTGGGTGTGGCGGATCGCATCAACGGATCACATGACATCTGGTCGAACATCATTGATCGTCGTTATCGCCAGCGGTTGCCGACCATCATCACCACGAACCTGACCCGTGAAGAATTGGCAGCGCATCTTGGTGACCGTGCATTTGATCGCATTATGGAACGCTGTATCTGGGCAGGTTGCACTTGGCAAAGTTATCGGCAGCTTGTTGCTGCGGTGGAGGAGCTATGAGTCACACACCAGTTTTGCAGCCATGTTCGGCATGCGGCAGCCAAGCGGTCGCATACCTTGCACCATGTGGCGTTGGTTACTTGGTGCATTGCGGCAATGCAGATTGCACATCGCGTCACTGTGCGCGCGGCATCGTGTCTGGCACAGGGGTGCAGGTGGTAGCAAGTCGTTGGAATCGTCAGCAAGGTGTTACGGCGGAGGGTGTATGAATCAGACCATTCGCATGACTGCTGAGGAGTTTCGGGAAAGCCCGATGTATAGCGGCTTTCAGACTGGCCAAGCCAAGCGCACCAGCAGGCCAAGCCAAGCGCACCAGCAGGCCAAGCGCACGGCCAGCAATACCACCACGGCTGCTGGTCGATACTGAGCAGCCAATTGAAGATGGTGAAACTATTATCATTGATCTGCCATTTGCACCCAGCGTCAATGAGTATTGGGAGCGGGCAAAGAACGGACACGTCTACATCGGCAAGCGTGGCTTGGTGTTCCGGCAAAAAGTAGTCGAGTTAATCGCGCGTCAAGAGTTGCGCGGCAAGTGTGGCAAAGCGCTGGTTGATGTTGCATTGATATTGCATCCACCCAACAATCATATCCACGACTGTGACAACTACTGCAAAGCTTTGTTTGATGCCTTGACCAAGGCAAGGTTTTGGGTTGATGACAGTCAGGTCAAGTTAAATGTCGTGATGATGGGTAAGGTGCTAAAAAAGGGACGCATCGAAATGGCGGTGCGCTTGCATCGTGATATGCCGATGGGTGCTGCTGAATTGTTGGCGAGGGTTTGATATGTCGTTTTATGATGATACTCATGAGCTGATCGACTTGGCTCAAGAAGTGATGGACGGAAACAAAGACGGCGGCATCAAGACCACGGTCATGTCAACAGGCGGCAATCGTGCTGCTGAGATGATGGCCGGTATGCCGCCACATATCTGCGCTTTGTTGTGGGCGTTGATCCGGTCAAGTGAGCCGACTGACCGGCATTTTGGTCTGCTGCACTTGATGCTGACCAACCATGTGCGGCTTAGTATTGCTGAGGCTGGCACGCGCTTTGATGATGCTAAAGTCAAAGCAGTGGCGAAGGGTGTTGCTCGTGCAGCTGTGCATCAGTACCTATTCAACAAGGGCAAGTGCAAGCGGTGTGACGGATCGGGCATTACCAAAGACCCGCTGACTGGTCGTGGCCACATGTGTTCTTCATGCGGTGGCTGTGGTGATGCACGTTACACGCAGGCCGAGCGGTGGCGGTTGTCTGGTTTGACTATTGCGCGGCAGTCTTATGTGGATAGCTGCGAGCGGTTTGAATTGCAGGCAAGCGTTGTGCTGGAAGATTGGCGGGTTGTGTTGGATCAGCACTTGCTGCAATACTTTTATCGTTATGATCAAGTGGTGGTGCATGTATGACTATTTGTGCAAAGGTTAAGTTTTATGGTGGCTCAATGGATGGTGGTTGGGTCAACATCCCTTGCGATGGATCTGGCAAACCACTGCCTCATTACGATTATTGGCGTGCGTTAGACCCAACGCGGCCGCCATTGCCAACAGGTATGCCTGCAACTGTGGATTACATGCTCGTTAAGCTTCGAGATTTTGAAGGCCAGCAGTTCGAATATCAGTACCACTTGAGACAATAAACAGCCAGCCACTTGCTATCCCTGCAACTTTGAGGTATGTTTTTCACATGGTGGGAAGTCCCGCCAATATCTTTCAAACAAAGCTCAGTCCTAACGGTCTGGGCTTTTTTGTTGCCTAGATTTGGAGTATCAGATGGAAAACCAGCATCGCAAAATCAGCGGCTACCGCGAACTGTCACAGACCGAAATTGATCTGATGAACAAGATTAAGGCCAAAGGCGTAGAGCTAGGCGAGCTGGTTGCTGAATTGCAAAGCACACAAACAGTTGACCAGCGCTGGGCTGAGATTGGCGCAACAGATCTACGGACCGGCTTAATGGCACTGACTCGTGCTGTAGCACAGCCGACCACGTTTTAAACATCAGCATGATCTGCAAGGGTTGCGAGCAGCGGCGGCAATGGATAAAGAAATGGTTGGGCATAGCACATGACAGATCAAACCAAAGAACTAGCCAACCTGCGCAAGCAGATGGCGGCGCAGGCCAAGCTACTCAATCATCTGATCAAGGCCAATCAGGATCTGATTGCGACCAACCAGCAACTGACCAAGACCAATGAGCGTCTGGTGCAAGCGTTTCTCGATGGTGAAGACCTTGAAGACGATGACATGGCAGTCAAGCCACGTTACTTGGATGATTGATGGCTAGGCCCTGCCGTCATTTTGGTTGTGCAAACCTAGTCACCAGCCCTGATCAACGCGGCTACTGTGACACACACGCCAGCGAGCGCACGGGATGGTCAAAACGTCCTGATCGGTCGGGCAGCACCACATCGCGCGGGTATGGTTGGCAGTGGCAAAAGCTGCGCAAGCTGATACTCAAGCGCGATGATTATGTTTGTGTTTCATGCCGTGGCACTGGCCGGTTCGTGACAGCAACCGAGGTGGATCATATCTTGCCCAAAGCACAAGGCGGCACGGATGAGCACGAAAACCTACAGTCTTTGTGTTCTGATTGTCACAAAGCAAAAACGGCCAGAGATAGTCATGCCAGCAATTAAATCTATTGAGTGTCTTTGCTGCAAAAAAACTGTCGAGAGAAAGGTCAGGTCGTCAAAGGATGCAGGACTGTTTTGTTCTCGCGGCTGCGCATTTGAGCACAGGTCATCAATCAGCAAGAGCAAGCTCAATCAGGTATTGGCTTTGGATATTGTCAAAGCTGAGGTGTTGGCTTTGAAAAGAATCAAGGCCGCTTGGAACAAGGTAAGGACGTGCAAGTCTTGTAATAAGGTTGTCTATTTAAAATATAGATGCTATTGCCCGTCATGTGCTGAGGAATCCAAAAAAGATTCTCGAAAAAGAACAAAGGATACTGAGTCTTACAAGGCTTGGAACAGGTCGAGTAAGTCCAAGCGAAGGGCTTTAGTGCGATCAACCAAGACAGAAGACTTTGATCCTTTTTTTATTTTCGAAAGAGATGGTTGGCTTTGCAGGATTTGTGGGGTTAGCACGCCTAAAGATGCTAGGGGTCTGGGTCTGGCAAACTCACCAGAGCTTGATCATGTTGTCCCATTGTCGAAGGGCGGCACACACACGATTGAAAACACGCAGTGCTTATGCCGGTCTTGCAACAACATAAAATCAGACAAAATCCTTTAAGGTTTTTGGGTCTGATGGCAGGGGGTATATCCAGACCTCAGGCCGAAATCGTCCCTGACCGCCTCCTTAGTCACATTTTTACGGCCGCGAAATTAAAAATTCAACGGGTGGGCGCACGATGACCGGAGTTGCAGCGGTTTCTGGTCGTGGTCGCAAGCCAAAACCGACAGCCCAGCGCGTTGCAAATGGCAATGCTGGCAAGCGTACAATCAACAAAAACGAGCCACAATTCAGCGATGTGACCAACATCGATCCACCCGAATGGATGCCACAGCTGGCGCAAGATATGTGGGGGCATCTGGTGCCTGAGCTGCTGGCGCAAAAGGTTCTAAAAGTTACTGACCTGCACAACGTCGAAGCATTCTGCCTGGCATATTGTCGGTGGCGTGAAGCAGAAGAGCACGTCACCATCAATGGTATCGTGATGACAGGTTCGCAGGGTGGACCAATCAAAAACCCAGCACTGACTGCGATCAACGAAACCAAAAAACAGATGGTCCAATTCGGTGCGCTGCTAGGTCTTGACCCATCGAGTCGCACTCGACTGCTGGGCAACAAAGCACCAGCGGCGGCTAATCCGTTTGCGCGTTTGGTTGGTGGTGGCTGATGGCCACTAAATATCCCAACGTCGATGCGGCGAACAAGTGGGCGCGGCGTGTTGTGCGTGGTGCTGTGCCAGCTTGCAAATATGTGCGTCAAGCATGCCAGCGTCATCTCGATGATTTGGTTGCCAGTCGTACTGCTGCATTTCAATACAAGTTTGATGCTGCTGCGGCAGAGCGGAAAATATCGCTGTTGCAGCTGCTGCCCCACGTCAAGGGTGAGTGGGCATTACAGCGCAAGCTGATCTTGCTAGAAGACTGGCAGCGGTTTGGCTTGGTAGTCATGTTCGGCTGGGTCAAAAAGCGCAGCGGGTTGCGCAGATATCGTGAAGCATATTGGGAAGTGCCACGAAAAAACGGCAAGTCAGTCATCGCGGCATCGGTTGGCATCGGCATGTTTGTTGCTGATGATGAGTTTGGTGCTGAGGTGTACTCAGGTGCGACTACCGAAAAACAGGCATGGGAAGTTTTTAGACCAGCGCGGCTCATGGTCAAGCGTACTCAGCCACTGATCGAAGCGGCGGGCATCGAGGTCAACGCGTCGAATCTAAACTTGCCAGCTGACGGATCACGGTTTGAACCAGTGATCGGCACACCTGGTGACGGTGCATCACCAAGCTGCGCAATCGTCGATGAGTATCACGAGCACGCGACCGCAGCACTGTATGACACCATGTTGACGGGGATGGGTGCGCGTAAACAGCCACTGATGTTCGTCATCACCACAGCAGGCAGCAACATCGAAGGCCCTTGCTATGACATGCGCGGTCGAGTCATCGCAATGCTTGATGGCACGGTTCCCGATGATGAGCTTTTCGGCTGGATTTGGACGATTGATGAGGGTGACGACTGGACTGATCCAGCGGTTTTGGCCAAAGCAAACCCAAATATCGGCGTGTCGGTGTACCAAGAATACTTGGAAAGCCAGCAGCGCAAGGCAATCAAGAACGCCAGCTTTCAAAACACGTTCAAAACAAAGCATTTAAACGTATGGGTTTCGGCACGGTCGGCTTATTTCAACATGCAAGCCTACCAAAAATGCGCTGATACCTCTTTAAATATAGAGGATTTTATTGGCGAATCTTGTCTGATTGCTATTGATCTGGCAAAAAAGATCGATATTTGCGGTCGAATTAATCTGTTTTATCGTTATGAAGATGACGGGCGGCTACATTATTACTGTATTAGTCCAGAGTTTTATTTGCCTAGTCAAACAATTGAATATGGTACTGAGCGCGATGTTGTTGAAAGGTATCAGCGCTGGGTCAATATGGGGCTTTTAACACCACATGATGGTGCTGAAATCTCATTTGTTGCTTTTCGTGATGACCTTATCAGCGACTGCAAGATTATTTCGCCAGTTGAGTTGCCGATGGATGAGTGGTTCGGTGCGCAGATGGCACAAGAACTATCGGCAGAAGGCTTGCAGCCTGTCTTGTTGCGGCCAACTACTAAGGTTTTTAGTCCAGCCATGAAAGAGCTAAATGCAGCGATTCTGGCAGGTAGATTTCATCATGATGGTAATCCTATTTTGGGTTGGATGATGGGCAATGTGACCAATAAGCCAGATGGTTTTGACCAAGACTTTCCGCGCAAGGAAAAATCATCCAAAAAAATCGACGGTGCGGTTGCACTGTTGATGGGTGTGAGTCGCGCGATGGTGTTGGCAGGTGAGCCGAGCGGCAATGACTTTTATGATGATCCAATTATGGTGGGCGCATGAGCAAAGATAGTAAGCCAGTGGGCATAGTCAAAGCGGCTTTGCTGAACTGGCTGGGTGTGCCGATCAGTCCAACTGATGATCTGACATGGTGGATGGGTGGCGGTGGCTCAAGTGCTGCTGGCAAGTCTGTCACGGTCAACAGTGCTTTGCAGCTGTCCACAACGTGGGCTTGTGTGCGATTGGTCAGCGAAACGGTTTCGACATTGCCGCTCAAGATTTATGAGCGGTTGCCGGACGGGTCACGACAGGTGGCCAACAACCACCCGCTGTATGCGCTGCTATGCCGATCACCAAATATCGAGCAGACACCCAGCCGGTTTATGTTGCAGATCGTTGCCAGCATCTGCTTGTGGGGTAATGCCTACGTCGAAAAGATCTACATCGGATCGCGCTTAGTGTCTTTGCAGCCAATCAAGCCACAGACCGTCAAGCCACAGCGCAATAAAACGACTGGGGCGCTTGAATATGTGGTGATGGAAGCGGGCAAGACCCGCACCATCTCTGAAAAAAACATGATGCACCTGCGCGGCTTTGGTCTTGATGGCGTGGTTGGCTTGTCGACAGTGAGTGTCGGAAAGGAAACATTCGGCGCAGCGCAAGCGGCTGATGAAGCATCGAGCAAGGTTTTTGCAAACGGCTTGCAGTCGTCCGGTTTCTTGTCCACCGAGGCGACACTTAAGCCAGATCAGCGCGATAAGGTGCGTGGCAGCATTGAGAAATTCAGCGGCAGCAAGAACGCTGGCAAGATCATGGTGCTTGAAAACGGCTTTGAGTATCACGGCATCACGATGAATCCCGAAGCGGCGCAGCTGCTGCAAACCCGTGCATTTGCCATCGAGGAAATTTGCCGCTGGTTCCGTGTGCCACCTTTCATGGTTGGGCATCTCGACAAGCAGAGCAGCTGGGCATCATCGGTCGAAGGCATGAACCTGCAATTTTTAAGCAATACGCTGCGGCCAATGCTGGTGAACATCGAGCAGGAGATTGCGCGGTGCTTGATCGGTGCTGCTGACTTTGAAAAATACTTTGTGTCTTTTGCGGTCGAAGGTTTGCTCAGGGCAGACAGCACAGGCCGGTCAAACTTTTACAACGCTGCGGTCAACAACGGCTGGATGAGTCGCAATGAGGTGCGCAGCAAAGAAGATATGCCGCCAGTTGCGGGTGGTGACATCTATACAGTGCAGGCGGCTTTGATCCCGCTTGATCAGGTTGGTCGAAATTTTAATACGGGGAACCCTACAGATGAGTAAGCGTGCATTGCTGCCGTCACCGCCAGCACTCAAGAATCTGGCAGGCCAAGCGGATTTATCTGTAAAGGCCTTGGAATTATGGAACAGAGTTGCTCCTGCTGCTGCTGAAACCACAGACAATACGATTAGCATTTATGAACCGATTGGTTATGACTATTGGACTGGCGAGGGTGTTACAGCAAAGCGGATCAGCGGGGCGCTGCGGTCAATTGGCGCGGACAAGGATGTCATCGTCAATATCAATTCACCGGGTGGCGATGTCTGGGAAGGTTTGGCGATTTATAACCTGCTGCGGCAGCACAAAGGACAGGTGACCGTTCGCGTGCTGGGTATTGCTGCAAGTGCTGCGAGCTTTATTGCTATGGCAGCAGATCGGATTGAGATTGCACGCGCTGGATTTTTTATGATTCACAACGCATGGACGGTAGCGGGTGGCAATCGCAACGACTTTACTGAAATGGCCGATTTTTTAGGGCAGATCGATGGCACGATTGCTGACATTTATGCAATCCGCACCGGCAATGATCTGGCCGAAATGTCAAATCAGATGGATGCTGAAACATGGATCAACGGCACGACAGCAGTTGATCAGGGCTTTGCTGATGCACTGCTAGAAGTTGATGCGGTTGATGAATCAGCAAGTAATTTTTTACCGCACCAGATTGCAGCAAAACAGATGGATGCTTTGCTGGCCAAGCAAGGCGTGCCAGTTGCGCAGCGTCGGTCGATGATCAGTGCTTTGCAGTCAGCACCACCGCCTGAAAAAAAGATTGTCATTGAAAACACCGGGTCAGATTCTGCTATTGATCCTGCAATGCTAGATGAGCTGCTGGCCAACAGTCGCTTGATGTTGAAACCCTAACCACACCCAAACCGACATACCCAAAGCCCGCACTGATGCGGGTTTATTTTTTGGAGCAAGACCATGGCTGAGAAGACCACCCAAGAACTGTTGGCAGAAGTCAACGCGAACGTCAAAGCATCATCTGAGCAGCTGAAAGTGCTTGCTGAAAATGCGATGACAGAGGCGCAGAAATCCGGCACTTTGTCTGCTGAAACCAAGACCAAGGTTGATCAGTTGCTGACTGATACCAACCTGATCCGTCAAGCGCAAAACAACCTTGAAGTGCGTCTCGGTGAAGCAGAGCAGCTGTATGCACGTCTGCCGAATTCTGGCGGCCGTGCTGCCAAGCAAGACATTGGTGATATTGTTATCAACAATGAAGCCTTGATTGCATTTGCAGCGGCAATCGAAGGCGGCAAGCGTTGTGCTATTCCAGTCGATATTCGCAATGCGCTGACCACTTTTGGCACCAAAGTTGATGCGACAAGTCGCGTGATCGCTGGTGCTGAACCGCGTCTGAACATTCGTGATCTGATTGCACCAGGGCAGACTGCAAACAACACCATTTTCTACATCAAAGAAACTGGCTATACCAACAATGCCGCGCCAGCTGCTGAAAACACGACCAAGGCATACAGCGAAATCACACTGACCGAGGTCAACTCGCCAGTGCGTACCATCGCGCATTTGCTCAAGCAGTCGAAGCAGATCATGGATGATTTGCCTCAGTTGCAGAGCTTCATCAATGGCCGGATGATGACTGGTTTAAAGCGCAAGGAAGATGAGCAGCTGTTGTTTGGTAGCGGCACTGGCCAGAACCTGAACGGCATCTTTACGCAAGCCACGGCTTATGTGGCACCGATTGTTATTGCTGGTGCAACATGGGTCGATATTTTGCGTCTGGCGATGTTGCAGGCCGAGCTTGCTGATTTGCCAGCTACCGGTCATGCGTTACACCGTGCTGACTGGGCGGCGATTGAGTTGACCAAAGACCTAGAAGGTCGCTATCTGTTTGCGAACCCGATGGCTAACACCATGCCGATGATGTGGGGCTTGCCAGTCGCTGAAACCAATCACGCTGCAATGCTTGGTAAGTTCTTGACTGGTTCGTTCGGCCAAGGTGCGCAGATTTTTGATCGTGAAGATGCCAACATCATCATCTCGACTGAAAACGCTGATGACTTTGAAAAGAACATGATCAGCATTCGCTGTGAAGAACGTCTGGCCTTGGCAGTGTATCGGCCTGAAGCCTTCATCAAAGGCACGTTCCCAGTTTAATCGCATCGATTCGGACAGTGTTTCGGCACTGTCTAGGGGTTTTTATGTCGGTAATTGATATTCAGACCGCGCTTGATCATCAGCGCATCGATGCTGATGATTCGCTGGACGATGCGCAGTTAAAACTAGACGCAGCAGAACAAGCTGCAATGCAGTTTTTAAACCGCAATTTTTACGCTGATCCGGCTGCATTAAGTGCGGCGCGTGCCACGGTACCAGCGTTGCATGCAGCTGCGGTATTGGCGCGTGATCAAGCGTTACAAGATGCTGAGATCATCACTGATCTTGAGTATCGTCAGTTGCTGATTGATGCTGCTGAGTCGATGTATTTGGAAGCCAAAGCAGCAATCAACCAGATTTTGCTGGGCATTGTTGTCACCACCGACATCAAAGGCGCAGTGCTGCTGACATTCGGGCATCTATACGAAAACCGCGAAGACGTTGGGGTCAGCATGGCCGAGTTGCCGAAAGGTGCTCATAGCATGCTATGGCCTTTCCGTGCGCAGCTGGGGGTCTAATGCAAGCGGGCAAACTACGGCATCGGGTCACTATACAAACCAAAACACTGACACAAGATCCGGTCAGCGGCGCAATGGCTGAGTCTTGGTCTGATGTGGCCAAGGTTTGGGCATCTGTTGAGCCACTATCCGTGCGTGATCTGATTGCAGCACGGGCGAATCAGTCAGAGATGACGGCGCGGGTGACTATTCGGCATCGTGAGATTTTGCCAACGTATCGGCTGTTGCATCGAGGGCAAGTGTTTTCTCTGGTTGATGGCCTGCCTGACACCGGATCAGGTTTGGAGTATCTGACCATTCCAGTTGCTGAGGGCGTAAACGATGGCTGATGTATCGTTTAGTCTGACCGGTGCTGATGAGGTTTTGCAGCGATTGCAGTCTCTGGCGGTGCGTACCCAAAAGCGCAGCGTCAAACGTGCAGCACGCAAGGCAATGACCATCGTTCGCAATGCGGCGCGTAAAAATGCCAAAGCCATTGATGATCCAGACACTCGTGAGCGGATTTTTAAAAACATTGTATTGCAGGAATCTGGGAACGCAGGTAGACGGGTCGGCGGCATCGTGATGAAAGTCGGCGTTAAAGGTGGTGCAGGTGTCAATAAGCACAGCACCAGCCGCGACCATTTGAGCGGTGGTGATACACGGCACTGGCGAATGGTTGAGCTTGGCACGGTCAATAACCGCGCCACCCCATTTATGCGGCCTGCGCTGCGTGACAACATTCAGCAAGTCACTGACACGTTTATGACTGAGCTAAACAACGAAATTTCAGCAGCGATGGCGGGCGCTTAAATGTTTGCACCGATTTTTCAGGTATGCGCGGCATCGGCTGCGGTCACGGCTGTTTTGGGCTTGTCACCAGTGCGGTTTTATCCGTTCGGCGAAGCGCCACAAGATGGCGCAAAGCCCTATGCAGTCTGGCAAAGCATCGGCGGATCACCTGAAAACTATCTCGGTGATGTGCCAGATGTTGATACGTTCGGCTTGCAGATCGACTGTTATGCAGAGTCAGCGCAGCAATGCCGCGATATAGCGCAAGCATTGCGTGATGCGATTGAGCCGCACGCTCATATCGTTGCATGGCGTGGTGATAGTCGTGACGTGGCAACCAAGTTATACCGATATTCGTTTGATGTTGATTGGATTGTAACACGCTAGTTTTTACTGAGTTTGTAGCCGCCTTAGGGCGGTTTTTTTACGCCTATTTTAAGAGGACAGGCACATGGCAAAGTTATCACAGGGTACGCAAGTCTATGCGCTGATGCCGACTGGTACGGCAAACGCGATGGAGGTGGTGCGCATCGAGTGCGTCACCTCATTTACACCAGGTGGGAATCCAAAAGACCAGATCGAAGTCACTTGTTTGGAAGAAGTCGATTCTAAGCAGTACATGGCTGGCCTGAAAACACCTGCTGCTGCAACGATGGGGCTTAATCCTGACGGCGAATATGACAGTCACTGGAAGCTGCATGACATGTTCCAGCGTGACGGCAACACCAACATCAAGTTTGCAATCGGCTGGTCAGATGGCAAAGACGTGCATGCCACATTGAATGTCGGTGGTGATGACTTTGTTTTGCCGACTGGTCGTACATGGAATGTTTTTGAAGGCTACATCTCTGACTTTCCGTTCGACTTTGCAACCAACAGCATCGTGACCGGACAGATCGCCATTCAGCGTAGTGGGGGCATGGCATGGGTGCGCAAGGTTTAACAAAGCAGCCCAAAAAACTCAGCATTGCCGACCTCAAGTCGGCATCTGCTCAGGTGGTTTTTTGTGGCAAGCCAGTCAAAGAATCAATCGTCTGGTCAGATCAGGGCGAGGATTATTCGATTGACGTATGGGTGCGTCGTTACAGCTATGAAACTGCTGTTGCTGACTTGCAAGCCATCAGTCGCGGCGACTCGGCGCAGGCGCATCGCATTGCAAAAGCCATTGTTGATGAAGACGGTGTGCCAGTTTTTACGGTTGAAGACATCACCGGCGAAGCATCGCCAGAGCGCGGGGCTTTAAGCCAGTCACTGACGATGGCGTTGCTGGGTGCCATCTATCGGGTGAATAACTTGGGAAAGCCCCAAGCCCAGACGACATCGACCGAAACGATGAGTTCTGGTGCGAGCTTGTCCTCAGCGGCATCGGCGGCAAAACCATCGAAGAAGCGCAAGCCAGCATCAGCTACACCGAGTCCTTGATTTGGCGCTCATACATTCAGCGGCGCGGATCGCTGAATGTTGGGCGGCGAGTTGAGCAGTCGCTGGCCAGTCTTTGCCTGATGTTTGCCCAAGCCAATTTTAAGCAGACAGACCTTAGTCGGTATGACTTTATGCCGCACGAAGATGAACCCGAAATCACGCTTGAACAAGCGATAGAACAATGGAAGTAATAAAGCATGTCCAATTCTCTAGGCACACTGACGCTTGATCTGGTTGCCAGAATTGGCGGCTTTGTTGATCCGTTGCGACAAGCGGAACAGGAGGCATCAAGCTCGTTTGGCAAGATGCGCGAAGGCATTAACAACTATGGTGCTGCTGTAGCGGGTACTGTTGCAGCAGTCGGCGCGGCGATGGTCACGCTGACGATGCAAACCGCAGAACAGGCCAACGAAATCACCCGCTTGTCAGCGATTGCTGGCATGTCTACCGATGCGTTTCAAGAGATGGCGGCGGGTGCCAAGGTGTACGGCATCGAGCAAGACGCGCTTGCTGACATCTTAAAAGATACCCAAGAAAAGTTCGGGGAATTTATCGCGGTTGAAGGCGGTGGGGCAATCGACTTTTTTGAGCAGATTGCTGAAAAAACTGGCGTAGCTGCTGAGGAGTTTCGAGCGTTAGGTGGTGCGGACGCACTACAACTGCTTTTTACTTCGCTAGAAAAAGCCGGTCTTTCTATGAATGAGATGATCTTTCATATGGAGGCAGTGGCAAGCGGATCATCGCAACTTATCCCCATGTTTCGCAACGGCGGCGAAGAAATGGCATTTTTTGGCGAGGAAGCCAGAAAGGCCGGTGCGATTTTAAGCGAAGAAACCATTAAGTCTGCCAACGAAATGGAAGCGGCGGGCTATATGCTCGATCTGCAATTGCAGGGGCTAAAAAACGAGATTGCAACCGAGCTTATGCCAAAACTGGCAGGGCTTGGCAGTGATTTGCTTGGTCTTGCCAAGGACACTGGCGCGGCTGAGATGGCGGCAGATATTTTGGTCGGTGGTCTGCGTGGCGTGATCAAGATCGCAATCGGCGCGTCTGGTGCTGTCAATCTGCTCGGCAAGACCATCGGCGGTATGGCCGCGGGTGCTGGTGCTGCATTTGAAGGGGTTACTTGGTCTGACTGGATGACCTTTGGCAGCAAGGACGTGCTGCGCAAAATTGCTGGCAATAAAGAAGCTGTGCGGGCTGCTCTGCAAGAAGCGAATGTAGATATTGAGGCGGAGGTCGAGAAGATCGCAAAGAGCCTTGCGATGGTAGACGGCAAAAGCGATGCCGAGCGGCAGACTGTGATAGATATGTATGTAAAAGCTTTAGATCAGCGAAAAGCCCGTGAAGCAGAGGCGCGGGCTGGCAGTGGAACCAGCGGGTCACTTGGCAAGAAAGCTGCTGACGAAGCCAAGGCGCAAGCTGATGCAATCGCAGCTCAGATGGAGTCTGAGCGTCAGGCGCGTGAGTCGCTGTTTATCTCTATGCGCGATTCATACATGTCGGAAACCGATGTTGTTGCTGCTGAGTTGGATCGGCGGCAGGCATTAATTGCTGAGTTTACAGTCGGCAACAAAGCTGAATATGACCGGCTGAATCAACTAGCGCTGGACTGGGCAAACGAACAAGCCGGACTGATCCACGAGCGTGAAGTTCAAGAGCAGATCAGCCGTGACCAGTCGCTTGATCGCTATCGCCAGTATTTTGAATCGCAAGAACAGTTAATTAATCGGCAGTATGATCGTGAAGTTGATCTGATCAAGGCATCAACTCAGCTATCTGTCGATGAGCAAACAGCGGCAATCGAAGCGCTTAATATCGAGCGCAATGCCGCAGTCGCGAATTATAAGTTGGGCGAGGAGCAAAAACTTGCGGCACTGCGGGCGCATACCAAGACCGCGATTGATCTGATTCGTGAGCGTTATGAGTTTGAGCGCAAGGCAGTTGCAGCCGACCCATTGTTAACTGACAGCGAGTCAGTGCAAAAGATCGACTCGATCAACAGTAACGAACAGAACGAAATCGGCGACTTGCAGGACGGCGCTGCGGGTCGCATGGGTGGCTTGGCTGCCGAGATGGAAGGCACGAGCGAGTTTGAGCAGTTGCGGCTTGAGCGTGAAGACCGTCTGGCGATTATCCAAGAAGCATTGGACGCTGAGGTATTGGCCGAGGAAGATGCAGCCGAGCGGCGCTTACAAGTCGAGCGCGACTATGCCGCATCACGCAATGAATTGATGCTGAGTCAGGGCGAAGAGTTGCTCGGCAGCATGTCTGGCATCATGAAAAGCCTTGCTGGTGAGCAGTCCACCGCTTACAAGGCCATGTTTGCTATTGAAAAGGGCATCTCGATTGCTCGTTCGATTATGGCGATTCAGACTGGTATTGCGATGGCTGCTGCCAATCCGTTTCCGATGAACATCGGTGCAATGGCAAGTGTGGCTGCTGCAACCATGAACATTGTCACATCAATTCAGTCGGTCAAGATGGCTGGTCAGGCGCACGATGGCATCATGTCCGTGCCAAATAGCGGGACATGGAACCTTGAAAAAGGCGAGCGGGTGCTTACCCAAGACACAGCCAAACGCTTAGACAGTACGCTGGAAAGCATCCAGTCCGGCGGGTCGGCGAAGGCAGTCAACGTCAGCATTCAAAACTACGGCACGTCTAAACAATTCGACGTGCAGCAGATCAGTGAAACAGAGGTGCGCATCATCGCTCGTGATGAAGTGGCGAAGGGTGCTGGCCGAGCGGCGGCGGCTGACTTGTCCAACGCGAATAGCGAGATGAGCAAGGGCATGGGTCGTAATTATCAAGTTGAACGTCGGCGATAGCATTTGATCTGTTTTAGATCAGGTGTTATTTTTGGCCTTCATTCAACAAGGATTTATAAAATGTCAGTCCGATTAGCTATTGCTGCTTCAGCCCTGATTGTATCTGCAACTTCTTTTGCAGCAAAAGAGCCTTTAGGGGCTATTGAATCGGTATTAGAAGTTCCAAATCTTACCAAGGAGCAGATATATACGAAATCAAAAGCATGGATTGCCAAGAAGTTTGTTTCAGCAAATGATGTGATTCAGTTTGATGACAAGGAAACAGGCTCTATGCTTGTAAAAGGTATGGCGGATTTTCCTTGTAGTGGCTGGCGGTGCATCGGACTTTCTGATTACCGAATCTCTTTTACAATCAAGATCGACACAAAAGATGGTCGGGTTCGGACAATCTACAGTGATTTTTTGCAGGTACAGCGACCAGCAGCACAGGTCAGCATGGGATTCCCTATTCCACCAACTCCAATATTTATCGAGTACGGGAAAACAGAAACCACAAATTATGTAAATAAGCTCAATCAAGAGATGAAATCCTATCTTGAGTCTGGCGATGGCTCGTCAGGCGACAACTGGTAGGAGATGATCTAAATGATTTGGCTGATTTTGATTGGTTTGGCGGCGGCGACATTGTTTTTTGTATCCCAAAGAAAGGCGCGTCTTCCGGCTTTAGGTTCTGCATCTGGTATGCCTGATATTGATCTGTACAATTTTGAGATTGTCGGTGAAGCAAGTTATCAGACAGCCTTAAAAAGCATTGCAGGAAAAAAGACCGAAGACAGCAAAAAGGTTTTTTTGGGCGCAACCGTGCAGCATGAGCCAAAAAATCCTTATGACAGTAATGCTTTTAAGGTATCTATCAGCAATCAGACAGTTGGCTATTTTTCTAGCAAAGATGCCATCAAATTTAAAGAGTTTTTAACATCTAAAAAAATGGACTTGCATGCCATTTATCAAGTTGACGCTGTGATTGTCGGCGGCTGGAAAGATGATGATGGCGAGGGTCAGTATGGGGTAAAGCTAAAGTTGCCAAGTCATCTTGATTTTTAGCACTGTTGACTAAATAGTCTATCTATCATACATTGTTGTCAGGTGCTGAAAACACCCTGTATAGCGTTTTGTCACAGCGTCATCGTGGCTATTATTTTGCCTGTAAAAAGGTGAAGTCCGTCTTATTCTGATCATCCACTTCGAGCTTGCGAGGCCGTTGGTGGTTATGAGGTTATGGACGGGAGTGCGGCTAATACAACACCTGACTTGTCAGGGAATACGCCCGCCGACTGTGTACGGTTTTTGGCTCCCGTCCGCCCTATCCAAAAGTAGGGCTAAATCTCATACACAGGAGTAAGTCAGCATGACTTCAGCTATCACCGTTCCTTTCCACGGCGCAGAATTGTACATTGTCGAGTGCAATGGTCAGCCATACACACCCATGAAACCCATTGTTGAAGGTATGGGTTTGGATTGGAAATCGCAATTTGTAAAGATTAAACAACGCTTTGCTCAGGGTATGGTGGAAATCACCATACCTTCAAACGGTGGCATTCAATCAATGATCTGCCTTCCCGTGCGCAAGCTGTTTGGCTGGTTGATGACTATCAGTGCCAACAAAGTACGTCCAGAGTTGCGTGACACCATCATCAAATATCAAAATGAATGTGATGATGTATTGTGGGACTACTGGACAAAAGGCCAAGCGATTAACCACCGTGCAGCAATCACACCAGAGCAGCAGGCCGAGCTACACAAAATCGTAGATCGTCGCGCACAGGGCAACCGTAAAATCTATGCGTCTATGTGGTCGCGTCATAACCGACATTTCAACATTGCAAAATATAGCCAGTTGCTACAAGTGCATTTTGATGATGCAAAGAAGCTGCTGACCGATATGGAACTGACAGCACAGCCAGCACCAAAACTGAAGGCCGAGCCGATGTATGCTTGTCTTGCATCTGAGGTGTCTTTGTTGATTACCAGTCAGCTTGTGCCATTGCTTGCAAAAAATCCTGACGCTTCTGAGCATCGCTTTTTTGTGAATCTGAATTTGCGTGAGCAGCGAGTGTATGCCAGAAGCCTGATTGATACTGAGATGCTGATTGATGTTGCACCAATTGTTGATCACCAGAAGGCCATGATGGATATGATGCGAAGCAATGGCATGCTTGAAGTGGCTGCATTTTTCCGCAAGCGTAACTAATTGCCATCCCTGCAGCTTTAGGGTATCTTTTCTCTATTGTGACTAACTGTCAGTTGATCACAGCCACAATTTAAAAAGCCCGCACTTGCGGGCTTTTTTGTCTTTACAGGGACTCAAAAATGAATCGTCTGATGCTAAAGCCGACTCAGGCTGGGTACTCTGTGCAGTTCGGCAATGGTGTAAATGCCCAGCAATTGAACGGCGGCGCAAGTCGTTTTGAGGTCGATGTGCTGGGCGCAAGCCATATGGTCAATCTAAGCTGGACAACTGATCAGGCTGGTTATCAGTATCTTATGGCGTTTTACCGGATCTGGCAGCGCAATCCATCACAGCCGTTTGTCGCGCGTCTTATTATTGATGATCACCAGATGCAGGATTACGACTGCCATTTTGTGCCCGCCACATTGATGCTGGCGGCAAAGACTGGCAAGGCGCACACGGTGACAGCACAGATCGAAGCACGCGCAATCACGCCTGATTACGCGTTCGATCAGGCGATTGTCGATGCTTGGGAATCTGGCATTGTTGGCGGCGTGCCAGAGCTTGAGCAGCTGGTGAACGTGGATCTGCCGGATGCACTCGAAAACGTGGAGTCGATGACGTGAGTGAGTATGCCGAGTTTTTCTTGAATCGCGCCGGTAGTGTGGTGCAGCTTGAATGCCTTGAAGTTGCCCATCCATCGTTTGCGCAAACGTATTACGTTGTGCGCAATGCGACGGCAGGTGTGACTGTGACGCATGAAGATGCAACCACGCATGCCTATCAGTATGTGCCTTTGCTCATCGAGCGCGGCAGCACGACAGATGATCTTGATCAGTCGCTGCGGGTCAGCATCGCGGACATGGGTAACCAACTTGCTGACGATATTGACGCGGTGTTGTCGGGTGCATTTGCAGACGTGAAGCCAACGATCAAGTATCGGCTGTATCGGCATGACGACTTGAGCGCGCCGATTTACACGCTCAAGACGCTCGAAGTGTCGAACATGAGTCGGGACAACAGCGGATCGACCACGTTTGTTGCTATGGCGCAGCAGCTCAACAACACGAAAACGGGTCAGATTTATAGCTTTGTCGATTATCCGTCGCTGAGTGGCTATCTGTGATTGATGCCCTATTTGACCGGACGTATCACAAGCAGCGTTACAACTGCGTGCATCTTGTGTGCGAGGGTTGGCAGTTGATCACTGGTGATGATTTGTCAGCGCGTACAGCAGGCATCCTCAGGGCGGTCAGCGATGGCAGCGGGTTGCAGCGTGACGACACCAGAGCTTTTGAGCGACTGACCGAACCAGAATCCCCTTGCATTGTGCTGATGCACGGACGCAAACAAAGCCCACATGTCGGGCTTTTTTATCGTCGCAAGGTTTTGCATATCACCGAGCAGGGTGTGCAGTACATGCCGCTTGATGTTGCTGCAATCGGCTTTGACCGCGTGAGGTTTTACAGATGATTAAGCAAGTGGTTATTGCGCGGGATGTGTACGCGCCGGACAGTTGGACACGCGCCACAGTTGACGATGTTTTTGATTATCTCAAGACTCAGTTTGACGTTTGGCCAGACACCGCACGGCTATATCACCATTACGTTGCACTCGATCATGACGTGACACCAGACAGCCAAGCCGATCTTGATCACCTGCGGACGTTGGATGGCGTGTTCTACGTTGTCGTGTATCCTGCCGACCCTTTTACCCTGATCGTGATTGCCGTGTCTGTGGTCGTGTCGGTGGCTGTTGCGCTGTTAATGCCAGTACCAGCGATACCGACCGCACGCAATCAGACGCAGGGCAGCCCGAACAATGAGCTATCCAGCCGTGGCAATAAGCCAAGGCCGAACGGCAGAATCCCTGATATTTTTGGGACTGTGCGTAGCACGCCGGACTTGATCGCAGTGCCGTACTCGGTGTTTGAAAACAATATTGAAATCGAACATATGATCGGCGTTGTTGGTCGTGGAACATTTGATATCAAAGACGCATACGATGGCGAAACCCGCATTGCTGACATCGAGGGCGCGTCAGTCCAGCTTTATGAGCTGAACGAGAATATCGACACCGGCACACCTTTTAAGCAATACGGCGAACTGATCGAGGAGCCACCGTATCAGGTCATCAAGTCAAACTCGGTCAACGGCCAAGTGCTGCGAGCGCCGAACGCCATCGACTTTGGCGGATCGAATGACGTGTATTTTCAATACCCGAATCAGATCTGTCTTGACACAGGATCAAGCCGAGATTTTCGGGCATCGTTTAAAGTTGGCGATGTCATTCGAGTACGTGATGCACCGTTTGAGTGGATAGACGAGGGCTATCAACCCAACAGCCTAAACCTAAACGGCAGCTATGTTGTTGCTTCTGTTGCCCAGCGCACGATTGTTTTGTCCGATCCGGCGGCTGTCAATGGTGCTTGGGACAAACTGGGCTTGCCTGAGTCAATCGACGGCCGCACCGATCAACGTACAAACCTCAAGTCACCGACTTTTTCGCTGGTCAGTTTTCGATGGGTCGGTGATTTTGTTGTTGAAGATCCACAGCGCACCCATTTCATCCTGAATTTTGTCGCGCTGAATGGCTTGTACGCTGAAAACGGGTCGGCTCAATACTCGTGGCGCAATGACTTTGAGGTCGTGGTCACGCCGGTGGATCTGGATGACGAGCCGAACGGTTTTTCAGAAACCACCATTTTCTCGATAGAGGGGTCATCGACGGTCAAGGACACGATTGCCAAGACCATCTACTTGTTCACGGGCTTTACGGGTCGCTGCAAGATCAAGATTCGGCGCACCAATGAAACGGATTTTGACTTTGCCGGAACGATTGTTGATGAAGTGAAGTGGCGCGATTTGTACTCTGCGCGTGAACTGGATCGCAAGCAATACGGCGATGTGACCATTGCTCGTGCGCGTACACAAGCGACATCGGGCGCACTGTCAGTCAAAGAGCGCAAGCTGAACTTTTTAGTCCAGCGCAAATTGCCGACTTATGACGTGGCCACCGGCACAATGACCACGACACGCACGGCCACCAACAGCGCGGCTGATGCGTTTGCATCGGTCTGTTTGGATGCGTTTATTGGTCGGCGCGATGTGTCTGAGGTCGATTTGGCGGGTATTTATCAGGCCATTGCTGATGTGGAGGAGTATTTCGGCACACCCAGCGCGGCTGAGTTTTGCTACACGTTCGACCGCGAAAACCAGAGCTTTGAAGAAATCGCCACGACCATCGCGCAGGCGGTTTTTTGCGAAGCGTACCGCCAAGGCAATCAGATCAAACTGAGCTTTGAGCGCGAAACTGACGATTCGGTGCTGCTATTTAACCACCGCAACAAAGTGCCGAAAAGCGAGAAGCGTACCATCACATTTGGCCTTGAAAACTCGTTTGATGGCATTGAATACGAATGGATCGATCCGGCAGACGACACCAAGACCGTACTGAAAATCCCAAACGACTTGATCACGAACCCGAAAAAGATCACGTCAGTTGGGGTGCGTAATGCTTGGCAAGCGCATTTTTCGGCATGGCGGGCGTGGAACAAACTCAAGTACCAGCGTGAATCGGTCGAGTTTGAAGCTCTGCGCGAGTCTGACTTGCTGGTGCGCAAAGACCGAATCTTGGTTGCCGACAACACGCGCACCGGCACACAGGACGGGGAGATTGAAACCCAAACCGGCTTGATTGTCACAACCAGTCAGCCATGCACTTTTGATCCGGCCAAGAGCTACACGATGCACTTGCAGTTGTATGATGGCTCGGTTGATGCGATTGGCTGCACTGCCGGTGCTGATGCGTACAGCGTGGTTTTAGAACGCGCACCACTGCTGCCGCTGGTGCTTGAGCACGATCGGTATCTACGCACCATCTACATGATCACCGCTACCGATGACACCCGCGCAAAAGCATTTTTGGTCGGCGAAAAGTCTAACGCTGGACGCATGACCAACAGCTTGAAATGCGTCAATTACGATGCTCGGTACTATCAAAACGACTCTGATTTTATTGATGAGTTGATCCCTTAGCCCACCACGATTCATGACCCGCCGATGCGGGTTTTTTTATGCCCGTCATTTGAGGATTTATCATGCTAGAGCCGATCACAAAGCAAGAATTGATTGATGCCAGTGCCGATGCGCTGACCTTGGAGCAAGTAGTAAACGGCGATGATGTGACCGATGTCACCAGCCGACTTGCCCGCACTTACCCAACGCTGGCCAAAGCCATGCGGCTGATTGCCGGAAGCGGCACAGGTTTAGACCAAGCCATATCAGATGAACGCGCCATCCGCGCATCTGCCGATCTATCAAACACAATGCGCAGCCCAAGCGCACAGCCACTCTATATCGAGCAGACTGTAGGCACAATGCATCATTTTAACGTGCCCAACAATGCCGATGCATATGCAACGGAAGGCGCAAACACTGGCGAGGGCGGTCTG